GGTGTGGCAAATGCTCCGCGTGGTACATGTTCTTGAGTGGATGGTTGCCCGGCTGGGCGATCAGTTGTGGGCGCTAAGTTGCCCCCCAGCCGAGCGACCTTTTCCATCTCTTGACGAGAAGGTCGTGGACCGTTTCCGTGTCCTTGGATCGGGCAATTTGATATGGCGCGTCCGATTGCGCTGGTCTCACAGTTTTCGACGAAGCTTGTGCTGTTCACTCCTCGATCTGTTTTGATCTCTTCGGCATAGCCAGTTGAGATTGGGTCTTTGTCGTCTTTGTGTGCGTAGAGCTGTGCGTAGAACACGCAAGCATCGCCTGAGTAGTTCATCATCGTGGTGTGGATCCGACCGTCGGGGTATGCAGCCCACCATCGGACTAGGCGTTGCTCGACTGTCTCGTAGTTGCTCAGATCGAATGCCATCAGCAGACCACCCAGACGATCGCATCGTTGCCCGAGACTGTTTTGCGTGTGCGTCCTGAGTCCATGACAAGAGCGTCGCGCACAAGTGACACACGCGAAGGACGAACAGTGTTGCCAGACATCTCAAGTGTGCGCTCTAATTCTTCGTCTGTCATTCCACCGAAGAGCTTAATGGCGTTGTAGATCTTTTGACGCTTTGATCCTGATCGTGGGAATGCGTTCTTGGCAGCGCTCAGTGATGTTGGATGCGCTTTCTTTGCTGTGATAACCACATTGCGATTGACAGTAGGCACATATTTAGTGCCACCTAACCCTGTAGTGATTTGGAATAGTTCTGGCTGATGGTCGGACATGTCGGATGCCTTTTCTATGAGTGCGCTTCGAGCGCTTTGATTGCTTGGTCCAGTGTAGTCACATCGTAAAGTGGCATCGGATCATTCAGTGAAAGTTGGTTCTTCATCGTGCGAAGCCGACGGATGATTGATGCGTGAGGGTTTTTGCTTACCGCCAGAATGTCATCCATGAGACCGAAAATTGCCATTGTGTGATTCGTGTTCATCGCTTGCTCCAATACCATTCGTCGAGTTTCTTCGGTGAGTTCACCTTGGTTCCATGCAACGCCTTCGCTCATTTGACGCTCCAAGGTCCCCAGCCGAAGCCATAACGCTCCATGCCGTAATTGTAAATTGCTAATCCTGCGAGCAAATTAGTCTGAGCCTGTAACAGATCTGCAGGCTTGGCGATGATGCCTTTGGCGGTAAGCCATTTATGCCATGAGCCGTTGATCTGAAGTAGTCCGCGTGATCCGCCGAATGGGTCTTTGCGATTGATCGCGTTCGGTGTGCAGTTTGATTCGCGCTTCATGATGGACTCGAGCACGGTGCGCTGCTCAGGATCCCAGCCGAGGTTGATGGCAAGAGCTGAGAACTGTTCGCACGCGCTTGAATATGGATCGATGTAGATCGTTGAGCTGGTGGTCGTGGTTGGCTCAATGAGGTATGGCTGGACGCTGATCGGCGCTAGGGCGATAGTCCCAGAAGGCTCTTTAGGCGCGCTGGGAGCCCCTGTGAGAGCCGTAACCCCGAAGACTGTGCAAAGCACTAGCCCAATCAATTTCTCTGCTAGATAGTTCATTTTTTCTCCAGTGGTATGGGCACGCCCCATGATGAAGCGTGCGATCTGAATGCGATTTGTCCTAGTAGATATTTTCCCGTTTCGGGCTCTGTGAAGATTTGTACGAGGATCTCTTGTCCGTTATCCATCACGCCTATATAGACGCTGTAATCGAAGATCTGTGGTTCACTCATAATCACTTGCCTTCCGTCGGTAATTCGACCTTAGGGCATTGGTCAAGCTTTAGGTGGGATTTCCCCGAAGACCTTTAGGAATGCAGCTTTCACCCAGATCACCGAGTCTGCAGCTTGTGGTGTGATCTCAATATGAAACCAGTCTCCGCCGGGAGCGCCATGAATTGTTGGCTTATCATATTTGAGCCATGCGTAGCGGTCACAGCGCCAAGCGCGTCCGTGTTCTTTTGGCATGTAATCGAGAATGCACTGAAGACCTAGGTCGTTGGCGTTCGCGACAAGCTTGTCAATGAACACGAGTGCTTCTTTGCGTCCAGCGTTCGGATGCTTTTCACTGTTGCGGTATGAAAGATCGACAGCTCTGCCAGTGGCGTGTACTGAAAGCGATCCGGGCTTTCCGCGCATGTCACGCTGACCCCATGAACCGTTGTTCCATAGCGATCCGTTAGATGCAGCGATCGCTTGCTTGATCCATTCGTTCATCCCTGCTCGAGGAGCTGGTGATGCTCCGTCAGCGTTGCCGATGTAATCCCGAGCGTTCGGGACTCCAGCTTTAGCTTTGGCTATCGCCACGACCGAAGGCTCCGTCTTTAGGGTTCACCCAGCGCAGCAACGGGGGGATGATTGCTGCGATTGCACCTTTGCCGAAGTCGCGTGGTTCTGTTGTGCCTGTGGAATAGACCGCAATGAGAGCTCCAACGACTGATCGAAGGTAGCTGGCGATCATGGCTTTGTCTTTAGCTTTCATGGTGGTCATCCTTTGCTTTGCTCTTGAGTCCGTTTGATGCAAGTAATCCTATTAGACCGCCACTCAATGTCATGAGCATTGGGTTTAGGACTGAGAAGGCTTCTGCGTCGTTTGGTGCTTGCTCGAGTGGTTGGGTCACGAAGAGCAGACCGTAGAGCAGGGTAAAGATTGAGCCGACGAAAGCGCATGTCAGACCAATACCGACGACGAGGATGAGTCGTGCTTTGATTTCGTCGTTGGTGTATCTAGCCACAGCGACCACCGCCAACTTGGAGCTCTGTGGTAAGTGTAACCGCTTGGTTTTTGGTGCGGATGCAGTTCATTCGAGTCCGATCAGCACAACCAGCACATCCCCACAAGACGACAGCAATAAGCACGCCGTATCCGATGAGGTAACGCCAACGCATTACGAAAGCAGTGCAGCTACTTCGTCGGCAGTAAGTCCAAGTTTTGCAAGTGTTGCTGTTTTAAGTGCTGCGCGGTCAGCGTCGGCTTTTGCTTGTGCTTTGTTTGCTACTTGATCGACTTCGTATTGTGCGTATTCGTCATCAGTCATTTCACGATGTTCTGCACCATCAAAAATGATTGGTTTAACTGTTGGCATATCCGTACACCTTTACTGTCCCAGAAATTGTCCCTGTGTTGCAAATAATGGAAAAACTGTCAAAAGAGGTGGTTGCGTCAAATGTCAGCACGCCTGATGAACCTACCAACGATACGCCGGTATCAACTGAACTTATTTGAGTCAAAATGTGTGTGCGTAACGCATCAAAAGGATTTATAAAAGTAAAACTTGCAGCATAAGTAGGAGCATTACTTGTGCTTCTTAAAGTAAAAGAACTTTGACTAGTATTTCCAAGATTATAAGCAGAACCATTGCCACCAAAACCAGTCAACATTGTTGCATAACTAGCAGCCGTATTATCTGCGCCAGCAATTCTTAAACGACCCGTCAAGTTTATGGTTGTTGATGCCGCAGTTAAATTAACTAACACCAAATAATTTAGATAAGTTGCACTAAAAGTACCTACAGGCAAACTGACACTAGCGGCCGTTGTAAAAGTGGTGCTACTAATAAAGTTCAAGCCGCTTACACCAACTGAAACCCATGCGGAACCGTTGTAGTACTGCGTGGTATCAGTTGCTTCGATGTAAGCAAACTGACCTTCAGCAAGCGTCTTTTCACCTGTGCCACCGAAAGCAGCATCTCGAGTGACGGTCGTTGCAAAGACTGGAATGCCAGTGTTCACTTGCGTCATTTCGGCAGCTGTAAGAACTTCTCCAGCAACGAAGGCTGGTACTGCGGTTTGTGCGTTAGCTCCCATAAGTGCTCCTAACTTAGTGCGTAGATCGTGTCAAGTGTGGAACTGTCAAGAATGAACAGTTGATAGACGGTCGTCGGGGATGTGTAGATCGTGACCTGATGTGGCTGGCTGAATGAGATCCGATGCTCAATGCCTTCAATGAACGACTCCTGAGCGATCACGCTGGTCGTTGTTGATGAAGTCGTGATGGTCTTTTCGACGCTGATCGTGTCACCGATCTCGAGGATTGCCACATTGTCGCGCTCGCCTGTAGAGAGCATCTGGAAGCCTGTGTTCACGCTGGTCAGTGTCGCGGTTGGTTCGCCTTGGATGAGATAGTTCGCCAATGCAAGAGCTGCAGTGTCGTTGTGGACGAGGCTTTCGGTGTAGGCGATTGCTTGGATAAAGTACTTTGCTTGGCTTGCCAGATCATCAACCGTCTCTGGTCCTGTAGCTCCAAGATGGGTCACGCTTGCACGGTTGATTACTTTGTCTGCGCCGAAGTTGATGGACACTGAATCGTAGGGATAGTGGCTTGGGTCGTTGTCACCGAACTCTACAGAAGCTCCAGCAAGTGTTGTGCCGATGCGCTTCTGGAATGTGAACACTCCTGAGCGGTCCACAAAAGCGCGTCCCTGCTCTGCAGCCATGATGTCATTGAGATATCCCTGAGCATTAGATCCGGACGGGACTGTGTAAGCAGCTGCACCGCCGAGTGTGACTGCTGATGTCTCTATTGATTGCTGACCTACGCCTTGAAAAGCATCTACTTCTGGGAGCGCGAGAAGCTCTACTACTCGAGCCGATGCGACTTGCTCCGTAACATTCCACTCGTCTAGAAACGCTTGCGAAAGTAAGTACTGGTCATCGATTGCTTGAATTGTCACTAGGTCGTTGCCGTCCAGATTGAACTGATAATCGTATGTGACGATGAAGCCTTGAAAGAGTGACTCGGCAACATTGAGAGAGTTGTATCGGTAGAAGCGCACTCGACGCATAGGTGCAATGCCCGGCTCATTGTTCGCAGGATCGTATGTGGGCGCGTCCGTATTGAACGGATTGAAAGCACCTTCGGCAAGTTGATCGTTGAGTGTGAAGTTCATAATGCCGGGCACGAACTGGTCTCCGATGTCGCGTCGTCCTCGAGTAATGGACACATCAAGAACACCGTCGGTCACATCAGCGAAGTCTGTCGTCGGTCCTAATGGGTAGGTCGGATCGTCCAGAATGCCCTTGATCGCAGAGTCCAGCACAAAGCTTGAAGAGTCCCAGCCAGTATCAATCTCAAGTAGATATTCGCCCGACTGGATGACGGATGCGCTCATTAGTATCTGCCAGCGATCGGACGGACCGCGATGTCAGCTGGACCCGATGCACGGTTGAAGCTCTTCACAGCATCAATGACGACCTTGCCTGTCTGGGCGTTGGTCATGACTCCGCCGTTCACATTGACTGTGTATGAGTCACCACCGCGCATTGATGGCGATAATGGGGACAGCGCATTTGATGCTGAAGCTGGAGCTCCTGTGTTGATTCCAGCGACATCGCTGGCGAACTTGGCTCCGATGCCCTTGACATCTGCAAGTTTGAGGTTCGGGTTCTTGAGCAGTTGCTCTGCAGCTTGAATTGCTGACTGCACGCCGGCAAGGTACTGCTCGCCTTGAGTGACTCCTGCCTTGTAGAACTTGTCTGCAGCCAAAGTTCCAAGAGCGTCTGCGACATAGTTCAGGTCGCTCACTAGTGTGTTTATCCCAGTGGGTCCTGTAATCGCGTCAGAGCCCCCAATAATCAGTTCATTAGCGATTGCACTGCCAGCCTCTTGACCAGCCTCTAGAACGCTTCTCAGCGCGTCCTGTGACAGACCCATCTCAAGCAGTTTTTCAACCTTTTTTGAGAACGCTTGCGCGCCTGTTGCCTGCTGAGTTAGCTGGGCAAGGATCGTCGTTCCGGCTTCTTTGGCAGCGTCGGCTGCACCAGAGATTGAGAACTCACCAGTGAC